ACATTCTACTACAAAATGACTTGCGTCTCTTAGCTGCTTTGCTATCAGGATCTAGTTTAGAAGGTTTAGTGGTTACAGCTGTCTTAAGTTTACTACCAGGATTAGCTTTACGGTATGAAGCTACTCCTTTAGCATTAAGACCTCCTGATGCATTCTTACCTTCTTTTCTTTGCCATGCTGGAGACTTTGCCATTCTTCTTTGCTTTTATTGCACCACCTTTTTTAACATAAGTATATCCATCCCAAGTTTTTCCATCAACTTTAGTTCCTATTGGAACTTTAGTATTAGGTGCAGTTGAATATGTTTTTCCGCTAATTGTACTTGAATACTTTCCAGTTCCTGCTGGTACAATATTTTTACCATCCCAAATCATTTTTATATTTGGATCACCAGTTTGTACAGTAACTCCTGGAGTTGCTCTGGGCCCTGTACTTTGTCCATATTGAGCTTTACGCAATGGTTTCTTACTAGCTTTTTTAGAGATAGCTATTGCTGCTTGTTGTGTTTTAGTCTTTGCCATGGTTATTTATTTTTTGCCATTTTCTTAAATGTCTTGGCTAATGCTTTTGCTCTACCTGTACAACCTGGTTTAGTAATAGGAGTACATTTACCTTTAGTGCCTCTACGTTTAATTGAAGCTGTAGCTTTCTGAATCCATTTCTTGTCTTTTTTAGCCGCCATGACTCATGCTTTACTTACTCTTCTTCCCATACCTACTCTAGACTTTTCAGCTTTCTTTGCAGCTAGTTTAGATGGAGTTAATTGATACTTTGTTTTAGGTGTCTTGCTTGACACCTTTTTTGTAGGCCGGCAGTACTCATTACTACCACCGGCACCACAAGGTTTTCCAGATTTTGTATCTTGCCATTTCTCTTTCTGCCATCTTTTAAGCTCAGCACCTTCTTTAGTCTTTCTTACTTGACCTTTACCTTTACGGCACTTAGCAATAGCTTGAGAGGCTCTTGCTGAAGGGAACACCGCATACCGGGCTTTTACACTATGATAGCAAGAGTCTTTAGGCATTACTTTTTCATTTTCATCTTAGTCATAGACATACCATACTTAGCTTTTGGTACAACAGTTGCTTTTGGATTAGCTCCAACTTTAACACCTTTAGAGCCTGGTGTTTTTTGAACAGATAGATTACCATTAGCTTTTACTATCACACCTTTGCTAGCTTTAGTCATTTTAGTTTTCATAATATAATTTAAATTAAGAGTTCCAAACTTTTTCCACTTTAGTGTTTAAGTCTTTTAGAATATCCTCATTTAACGGGTTCTTTAAGTACTCAATCACATCAAATGTATTCCTTCCTAACATAGTACCAGATTGTGTATGGTAAATATGTCCATCGGGCTTATTAATAATATACTTAAAATAAATGGAATCTTTAACAATTGCTTTAATTTTTAATGTTTCCATATCCATTGCAGCAGCATCAAGGAAGCCTTGAGCAGCTCTTTCTTTGTTACCTTCAGTACCTTCACCATTGATATGTCTATCCATGTTATCATAGATAACATCATTAGGTGTGTGTTTCTTATACTGAACACTTGCTACATCTACTGCCTTAGCAATGTAGAATAGCTTAGTGCTGTTTTTATCAAATAGTTTTTGCAATTCTGCAAGAGCCTTATTCTTAAGTTTCTTAACTTCAGTTCTTGCACCTGCAGTTTCTTGTGCTTTATCAAGATAAAACTTTGGTGGAATAGCTTTAGATCTAGCTTCATCATAGCTACGCGCTACAATTGAAAAAGCTCCTGCTTCAAGTGCGTATAATTTAATTCTGTCAAATGGATCTTTTGGGTCTAGGTATACAGGTTCATTACCACATGTAATAAATATCTTATCCCAAAAGTCTGCATTATCCGGACGTAGTAATTTTACTTCATTCCAAAAAGTTGGACTAGATATATCTAATACATTTGCTGCTAAATCTCTTTCTAGTTCTGCTACAGCACTTCTTATTTCTTTTATCTTAGCTTCTTTTTCTTCTAAAGGTAAAAGTTTGATTTCTGGTGCAAATTCATTTAATCCTGTTACATACTGCAACACACCATTTCTGTCAATGCATGCAAGTTGTTCAGTGTGTGTAACACCGTCAAATAAAGTTAGACCATACTCTTCTAGTCCCATGTTTGATACTGATTTATCAAAATAAGGTTTGATAGAGATAGGTGTAGGTTTATTCTCCCTTGTCTCCACCATTGTAAAATTTGTTGATTCTTTCATTTTTGTTGGTTTTTAAATTGTTGGTTAAATATAGTAAAAAAGGGAGGAGCGTTAACCCCTCCCTATTCTTACCGGTTGTTTATATATTAGAATGATCCACCAGTGATTGGGTTTCTCATAACAATCTTAAGGACTTTAGTAGGATCCTTAACCCAGATAGCAGGCATTGTTTGAGACATCATCACACGGTACCCATTGAATTGTCCAGAAGACTGGAACCCTTGAGTACGGCCCATATAGTCCATTGTACCATTCTGATACCACCACTTCAATTGGTTGTCCCAAGACAACTTCAATAGGTAGATGTTATCATTTGTATTATCAGTGATATCAAAGATAATGAATGAGTAAGAAGACAATGGGAAACCATCAATGATTGGGTTTTCAATATCATTAGTATGTACGTTGTCAAATGCTGGGTTCAATACAAACTTCACGTTAGCCAAGAATGGAATAACGTAGCTAGTGTAAGCAAATCCAAAGTTCAAGTCCATACCTTTACCAGTGATTGCACCGATGTCAGCAGCCTGGATAAGAAGACCAGATGCTACAGCTTCTCTACGAATAGCTTCATTTACCATACGCATACCACCCATACCAGTTTGAACAACTAGTGAACGCTTAGGATCTGGACCCTGGAATTCAACCTTACCGTTGAAGAAGTTGTAGATCTCACCACGGAACAAATCAAGAGTAAAGTTATTCTTGTTGTATACACGCTTGAATGCATTATCTAACTGTCTCCAAAGACCCACAGACAAACGGATATCATCTGGACCATCCTGACGTACACGTCCACCTTGTCCCCACATCAAGTAAGTCTCAATGTCAGATGCAATCTTAGACAAGTGAGCAGCTTCCATGTTAGTAAGGAATGTACGTGAAAGGTCACCATTATCAAATGCTTTTTTCACAGCATCTTTACCCATAACCTTAACCATATCTTCTAGAGATGTAACAGCAGGATCAAGGTTCTTATTGAATGATCTCCAGATCTCAGTTACAGGAACTGTACCATCTGCATTCATACCACCCTTGATCATCAAATCTGCACGAGAAGAGATAGAGTAATGTACGTGTGCTTCTGCTCCTCCTACATAGTTGTAGAATTCACGGAATCCTGCATTAGTGATGATGTCAGAGAATCTTTCACCATATTCACCACGTGCAGAACCTTTACGGAATACCTTAGTACCATTTGCTAGGAAACGGTGATCAAGAAAACGCTGGTTGTCATTGTTTACAAGTTGTACTGTATAGATGAATCCATCTCCAATAGGAAGGATATCTTCATCAGTAATGTACATTTCAACTCCGTTATACTTGTCATAAGTGATGATATCACCATGTCCAAATTCACGTCTGTTAAGTTTAATACGGAATGTAGTACCATCTAGACCAAGGATAGTGTTAGGATCCTCAATGTCTTCAACAATGTAAGGAAGGTCAATGGAAACCGGAGTCTGCCATTTGTACTCTCCACGAGCATTGTCAACCATGATTACATTCTTTCCTCCAAAAGAGGACATCTGATAAAGAGGCATTTCTACTTTCTGTGCCATAGCCCAAAGGTCTACTGGACCCAGATCCATAGGTTCTGCATTCTTTAGCATGTTTTGTAAGTGGTAAGAATCCACATGTGAACTAGCGTTATACGCAGTATCACGCAGGAATATACCATTGTTTAAAACTGGAGTTGCCATTTTTGTTTGTTTTTATTTGTTGTTTATAATTAAAATCGTTTAAAGATATTACCAGAGTTTTTCTGTAATGTTCTTTGTGTAGTTTTTCTTGTTGAAGGTTCATCATCACTAGTAGATGAAGATCCTAGCTTTCTTGATTCTTCTGTTTTAAGTTGTCTAACTGCTTTTTCTGTAGCTGCTTTAGATCCTTGCTCCTGGAGTTTGTTTTTATATCCAGAAGGATCTGCTAGCAACCACAATGCTTCAGCAATTAGAGAGTGGTTAGGTTCTACAAACTGATACTTCTCAAGTAAGTGACCAAGTAAGTTTGTAGGCTTACCAGAAATTGAAGGATAATTAGGTTGAACTAATCCGGAGTATAACATGCTCTGAACTTTTCTATCTAGTTTTACACCACCAACTTCTCCAGTTGAAAGAGTGTTATATACATTATCCATGTATGCTTTAGCTGCTCTTTCCTGCTGCTCTTTTTTAGCTTCTTGTTCTGCTAGCTGTCTTGCAACAATCTCTTCTTGCATTCTATCTAACTTTGGCTTAAACTGATTAGCTTTTTGTCCAAGCTTATCTAGATCTGACCAATCTTGAATTTCTGCTTCAATCTCTTCAGGAGATCCAAAGTTTGTAGCATAAAGATATTGACGTGCAATTTCTGCTTGGTCATACTCATTATTTACATCAAGATTTTTCATCTCTTCTACATGAGCCAAAGTTCTAAAGAGTCCTTTTAGATCTGTACCACCGTCTGCTACATATTTTGCTGCATACTGTAACTCTTCTGGCAATGCTTCAAAGAATTCTCTTGGTGTATTTTGTCTAATCTGATTTTCTCTCTCTTGGAAGTTTGCTTCAAAAAGTTCTCTAAAATCTTTTGCTGTATACTCATCTAGTGATTTATCATCATCAAAAGGAATTAGAGTACCCTCTTCAATCATTTTAGTTGCTAGTTCTGCCAGACCTGATTTATCAATCTTTGGTCTTCCCTTACTACCCGCTTCCTCTTCTTGAGCAATACGGCTGTCAAGTTCAGCAATTGCCTCTTCAACTTCTTTCTTTTCTGCCGGTGTATCAGTTGCTACTGAAGTACCTGCAGGGTTGTCAATGAACGATACATCTACAGTGTTTTTGCTAAACACTGATTTCTTTTCTTCTGTTTCTGGTAGCATGATATTTCCTGCATCAGGCATCCCAAAAATCTCATCTAAATTTACATCTGCTTGTGTTACAGATGTAGCATCTGATATTTCACCTTTTTCAATTGGATCCATCTTGTTGGTTTTTGTTGGTTGTTAAATTAATATAAGCAAATTTGTACAAATAAACTTGTAAAATTTAAAGATGATTAAGGTTTTGTAGCACTATATAGCTATTCTTCATTTCCTTTATCATATTTATTTTTATTTTCTCTTGCAATCTGCAGTTGTTTATCTGCTATATCTCTTTGGGCCTGGATCTTTTCACGTTCAATCTGAGCCTTTTCTTGAGCTAAACTAGTTTTGTTAGCTTCTTTTGATCTTTCTAATTCAGTTTGTTCTTGATATTGATTTGTAGCTCTAATCTCTTTCATTGCATCAATATAGTCAGACTGCATGTTTTGATCAAGATCTACCATAGAGCCATACCCGGCTGATCTAATTTCAGCAATAAGAATATCACGTTGTCTATTCTTCTCTGCTTCTGCAGATGCATGATCTCTTTTGAGTTTTTCTTCTTCAGCTTTAGCTTGAATCATTTGTTCTTGCATCTGTTGCTGAGACTGCATCTCTTGTTGTTTGATTTCATTAGATTTCTGCTCAGCTGTTTTAAGTACAGAATTAAGCTCAGCTAATGAATCTGACTGAACTACTTTACCTAAGTCATATATAGAAGCACCGGTAGTATTATTTTGTAGTGCCATCTGTTTAAGTTGCTCTAGTATTGCACGCTGGTTAGCAGTTGTAGAACAATAAATGTTAAGATCTCTCATAAGCAGATCAGTACCATTTATCTCAAAGTTTACATTTTCATCTGCTGTTGTCATGTATTGTAACCTTAGAGATGGTTTAGTAGAGTGATAGTACTGAGCCAGGTCTGTGCGCATCTGATGTACGCGTGGCATTAAGTAATCACAGTGCTGAATAAAGAATACTTCAGTTTGTGCATAAGAAGCACTAACGGCCTGCTCTACTCCTGTAGCTGTCTGCTGTGATAACTGTTGCCCCATACGTTGCGGATTCACACCAATTACTTCATAAGCCTGTTGCTTAAAGTAATTAGCAAGCTGAATCCGCGATAACAGTCGATTTGTTTGCTCCAAATCTAATTTCTGAAAATGCTGGAAGTTTAATGGATTCTCTGTATTTGTAATAGATGTATCTAGAGGTAGCATCTGAAAGTTCTTCATTGCTACATATGCTTTAGCTAGATTATTCTTACCCCAGTCTTCACCTAATGAATGACGTGGTAATGCATTCTGATCCAGTAAGATCACTGTACCTAGTTCATCTACTAGAATATCCGCTATCTGATTATTTACAATATTATACCCAATCTGGTATGGTTTCATTAAGTCAAGTAGAGCTGTAGACTTAGTGTTTCTATCTGAGAACACCGCACCTTCTACCGGAAGCTTACAACCATATAATGTATTATCACCTTTAAACTGGAACTTAAGTGGTCCAATATGGTTTCTTTCTACTCCAATATAAATAGGTGTAAACCCTCCAGGATTATTCATACCCCAGAATGATGGAATATTTGGTCCAATCTTTACACCACCCCATACTTCATTAATCCAGATCCAGTCAATGTGTTCTCCATATACTAGATTATCTTTAGTTTTATTCTTAAAGAGTCTGGTATCATATATTGGTTTATCTGATACTTTATAGTCTTCTGTTATAATTTCTGTAAGTACTTCTCCATTCTCCAGTACTTTGGTTAAGTGACCAACTTTACGTTGTGATTTCCAATAGCCTGTAGTCACGCGAAGTAAATAAGCTGTACCTGCTACATTATAATCTTCACTTTCTGCTAGTATCTGTGAAACAACATCACCTCCTTGCATAATATTACCAGCTACCATGGATGTGTACTGACGATATGCTAGTGATGGCATATTAACGTTCCACTCATGACTTTTTGTAGCATCATAAAATGAACCATCATTCTGCTGTCCAGAAATATTATATGCCGCAGATCTAATAGGATAGATAGCTTCAAGGGCTTCTAATTGCTCTTCTGTCATTAAGTACCCATACTTATCTATAACATCAGCTACAGTAAACATATCTGTTTTACCTACCCAGTTTGCTTGAGATATATATCTTGCGTCCGGGGACTTATGATAGAATGATAATACAGGATTCCAAAGTTCTACATCATAGTCATCTTCTCCCATTCTAAAATGCCAAAACTCACGGTCTGTAATGAGCATATCACGGAAACCTCTTTCCTCAAGCTCATCCATTCTAAATCTTTCTACATCTACCTTATGCTGATGTGTAGCCCACTGTTCTACCATAGATCTGTAATCTTTCTTAAAGAACATTTCTATTTCAGGTAGAGTTTTAAGTTTATCCGGATTTAATTGCTGCTGGGCCTCTTCTGAACTTGGATCAAGACCTTGTTCAATTAAAGCAGCAGAAATCTTCATTTGAGCATTTGATAAGAGTACTTCTTCTACAGCAGATCTTTTTTGCTCCATCATCTCATTGTATGAGAATTCATCTATTGCACGGTAAGTAAGTTTAGTAGATCTTTTAGCAAACTCAGCTACTAAAACATTAATTACATTAGGTATAATTGGGTAGAACTTTAACTCTAATGCTGAGTTGTCTTCTTTGGTTAATACTTCAACTATGTCTCTATAATCATTGTCTTCTTCAATGATATAATCAGACTTATCTATAATACCTTTAGCTAGCTTGTAATTCTTCATCAATCTGCGGGCATTAAGGCGTATTTGTTTTAAACCATTCCACTCAAGCCAGTCTAAGTTCCATGCTGCCCACTCTTGATCCTTTTCAGTTTTAGGTAAAAATTGAAGAGGTTGGGTAATACTACCCATTCTGTTATGTTTAGTTTTAGCTCCCGCCTTGAGCTGCATTGCATTATATATCTGCATAGCCTTTATTTAAAGTGTTTAAATGGTGATCTTTTAATACCTTGACCCATTGATGTTGAGTTCTTTCCCATATGCCGGAAAGGGCTCATATTTAATTTATACAAATTTTCTGACTTTTGCAAGTTTTTGGCTGCCTCATCCATAACAGTTCTAGTTGGAATACCAATATTAGACTGTTGAATACGCATAAAAGCAACTAGAGCTGCAAAAGATACTAAGCGGTCAACGTTGAGTCCTTCTTGATATGCTTTCATTTCTTTAAGAAGCATGGGATCAGGAATACGTTCTATACCATATGTAGTTTTTACAATAGTACCATCTTCTTTAGTTGTAGTATCTAATTCTTCTCTTGTGTATTCAATCACATAAGATAGAAGATGTGACTTAAATAATATACCGGTGTTCTTCCAACCATACTCCTGGAATACGTTAGCATTAGCACCAAGATCTTTTAGAAATAATATTTGATTCTTAGGTACTAAATACCTTTGCTTTTTTCTTGAGATCATATACTGTATAAACAGTGATATGTTATTCTCTATTACTGTCCATGCATTATACCACTCTATTATAAGTTCTAGTCT